ATAGTTATTTTCCAACTGTAATATGGAGCGAAGAAAAACCAGAGTTTGTAAAATCGTTAAATAAAGCTAGTAATAAATATGTTGCTGATGCTCGTAAACGAGAAAAAGAATTTATAAAAAAACACGGTGACTTTGGAAGATCATATCATTCAACACCACTTACAGCTGACAATGATTTTTTAGATTTTAGAAACTATATTGGTCAAAAGTCTTGGGAGTATTTAGATCATCAAGGTTATGATATGTCACTATATCAAACTATGTTTAGTGAGTTATGGGTACAAGAGTTTGCTAAAAAAGGTGGTGGTCATCACTCTGCACATATACATTGGAATCAACATGTATCAGGTTTTTATTTTTTAAAGTGTAGTGACAAAACTTCTTTTCCAGTTTTTCACGAACCAAAAACTGGTGCAAGAACAACAAAATTAAAAATGAAACCAAATATGAAAGGTGTATGGCCAGGTCACGAACAATTTCATTTACGTCCAAAACCAGGTACATTAGTTATATTTCCAGGTTATTTGGAACATGAATTTGCAGTAGATTTTGGTATTGAACCTTTCAGATTTATTCATTGGAATATACAAGCAGTACCAAAAGAAATGGCTAAAGATGTTTAAAAAGAAAAAGTATACAGTTATTAAACAAGCCA